TAGGAAATGGTACGCATTTATCGGGGTTTCTGGGGATGTGTATTCCGTTATTTCTTTACAAGCATAAGAGAGAGGATATTTTATCTCTGATTTTATTAGGTATAGTTCTGTTCTTTGCAGGGGTGACTAAAGGTGATCCGTCAATGTCAGGGTTTATAGTGGGTGGGGTTTTATTGCTTTTATATTTATTCAGATATAGTAGAAAAAGTTTTTATGTGGTTTTAGTGATTTTAATAATTTTAGGGATTTTGGGGTTTATGTATTTACCCAAACAGTTTCTTAGTGATAACGCTAGGTTTGGTTGGTGGCGGTGGTATTGGAAAACATTTAAAGGGCGTATTATTTTAGGTTCAGGATTAGGAACAATTAACCAAATTTACAAGGACACGCCATTCCCGATAACAAGACATCTACATTTAGAGTATTTTCAGTTATTGGTTGAGTTGGGAGTGATCGGGGCGGTGTTGGTGTTTAATCTCATATACGATTTCCTAAGAAAACCCAAAGAATCAGATTTACAATTTTGTTTATACCTTATGGTGATAGGGTTTTTAGTGAGTTGTTTATTTAATTATACAGCTCATTTATGGATACCGACAACGTGGGCTATGTTTGCTTATACCTCGTTCTTTGTAATCCACACAGAAAAGTCCACACAAAAGTATGAATTAACTACATAAATCTGTAATAATCCGTACATTTGTGTTGACAAAAGGGGGTTTTAGGCTATAATAATGTACAATAAACAAGTTAAATGGAAAAAAATGTATATAAAAATGAAAAAGTAAGTGAGTTTTCATGGGTTGATGTTGTAACTTATAACTATAATAACGGTCGAGGCGAGTTTGGCGAGGAATTTACAGCAGCGTATGAATCGCATTTAGAAAGGTTAAAAAGACGTAAGGATTTTCACTTATGGTATGGTTATCAAAATATGCCACACAAATTTGTGGTAGATATGTTAATACACAGAAAACTCCCTGAATGAAGTTTCGTATTTTTTTAGGTGTTATTTTAGTTAGTTGTTATATATATTTAACTTGTCGAGAAGAAATCCCATTAATGGGAAAGTTGTTGAAAAATTTATTTTTAATCCTTATCGGAAAAAAGGATTTTTAATTTTGAAGCAAACCATCCTAACAATTCTCATTTTATCACTTACAATTCCCATATACGCAGAATGTAACTGTACTCCTTCCGATACCTGCCGATATAATCAAGCCCGAATAATAGATATTTACGATGGTGACAGTTTCACAGCAGTAGTTAATTTAGGCTATAATGTGACAATCACCGAGAAGTTTCGTGTTTGGGGTGTGGATACTCCGGAGATCAGAACCAAAGATCTCGCAGAGAAAGAAGAAGGGTTAGAGGTTCGTAATTGGGTAAGGAACCAGCTTTTAGGTAAAGAGGTACAGCTTTCAGCGGAGAAGAAGGGCAAGTTTGGGCGGTGGTTAGTTACAGTATGTTACGATAAAAAGAATTTACGGGAAGAACTCATTAAAAGAGATTATGCCAAGCCATATTTCGGAGGAAAAAGGGATTGAGTTTTAAACCCAAAACGGCAAAAGATATTAAAAGAAATGTTTTAAGATTTATGGGATTTGATTTACCTAATGAGTGGTTAGATTCAGCACATGAGATTAGATTTGGGCGTGATAAGGATGATAATTATACATTATTATTTAAGGTTAAAGCAGAAATGCAAATGAAGGATTGGCGAGTATTTTATGGGGGTTCTAGAGACTAATGGATAGATTTTTTATAGACAAAGGTGTAATCCACAGGAGTATATGGATAACGAAAAGGGAAATCGAAGAAGCGGGAAAGAATTTAGAGGGGTTAGTCCAAAAGAAACTTAACGAAGCTAAGAAAGATTTAATGCAGGCGGTTGATGGGGAAGTAGCGGTTAAGCAAGACTTTCATTTTTCATAAGTTCTTTAAATAACGAATATTACATCATCTAAACTAAAAGACGGTTCGTGGTGCAACCTTCGATACGACAACAATGTGATAGACCAAGTAGAGCCGTCTTTTTTTATATTAAAAAGGGATAAAAATGAAATTGCCGGAAAAAATCAAAGGAATACATAAGGTACGAGACGGAGCAATAGTTTTGTATTTTAAGAGAGATAATTTAGATTTTGATGAGCTTGGGGAAAAGTTTAAATTAACAGAACGTCGTATACGTCAAATACTTGCGAAAAATCATGCCTTCATAAAAAGGGATAAACAATGGGAGAAGGAGAAGCGGATATTAAGGTTAGCGAAAAGGTTAAAAGATGCAACGCCAACCAAAAAAGATGAATTGGATATATTGGCAGAGTTACGTAAGGAAATTGAGGGTGATGGTATAAAAATTAAACAAGTGGGTACAGAAAAGCATTTACACATTACAAATGTAAACTTTGAGAATATGCAGCAGGAAGAGCTTATTAATTTACTTATGGGAAGGACAAATGGAAGAAATCTCCGAGTTGAAGAATAATCTAATTGAACGGGTTAAGATAACTCAGGGTTGTTTGGATGATGTTAATAAACAAGCTGCTGCAGTAGAGTTATGTAAGCGTGACGTTTTGTTCTTCTTTAAGTATTTCTTATGGACATACGATCCCCGTAAGAGTCCTTCTGAGATACCATTTATACCTTACGATTTCCAAGAGAAGCATATTGAAGAACTTAATGAAGATATTGCCAAAGGTGAATCATCTTTAACTGAGAAATCACGTGATATGGGTGTAACGTGGATGATTTTAGGGGTATTTGTATATCGGTGGTTATTCTTTAATGAGAATTTTCTCTTAGGGTCACGTAAAGAGCAGTTTGTAGATAAGTTAGGTGATATGGACACCCATTTTGAAAGGTGTCGGTTTATTTTAAAGCATTTACCGGACTGGATGGTTAAAGGGTGTGGTTGGGATAGAGAAAAAGACGGATATTTAAAGATATACAAAGAAAACGGAGCTGCTTTAGTTGGTGAGGCTATGACTAAAGACTTTTCAAGGCAAGGCAGGCAGAACGCCATATTACTTGATGAGTTTGCTTTTGTAGACCAAGCGGAGCAAGTATGGCGGTCATGTGGTGATTCAGCTCCTTGTAAGGTAGTTGTCTCAACTCCAAATGGTAATGTCAATTTCTTTGCTAAGTTAAGAGCTTCGGGGAAGATAAAAGTACACACCTTACATTGGAGGATGCACCCCGATAAGAATGAAGAATGGTATGAGAAGCAAAAAAAGGATAGGTCAGATAAGGATGTAGCCCAAGAGCTAGATATTAATTATACCGTATCAGCAGGGGACCCGTTTTATATGGGGTTTGTTAGAGCTTTACATTTACGTCAAATGAATATCAATAAAGAAAAAGAGTTGATCTTGGGGTTTGATTATGGTTTCCGGCATCCTAATTGTATTGTATGTCAATTATCGGTTGAGGGAAGATTTATTATTGTAGACAATATTTTCGGAGAAGACCAGACAATAGATGAGTTTGGCGAGTATGCCAAGAGATATTTAGCTGAAAAATACGAAGGGTATAGGTGGGGGCATAGGTGTTATGGCGACCCTGCGGGTAAACAATCTTCTGATAAAAGCCGAAAGTCAAGTGAGCAGATACTCAGAGAGTTGGGGTTTAATATTAAGTCAATATCATCAAATACAAGTTATACCGGATACGCCAACCGTAAAGTAATCATTGAAAAGATGTTAAGGACATTAATTAAAGGTATCCCGTCATTAGTTATCAACGACGTTCCGTCTAATAATATTATCGTTGAAGGGTTTGAAGGCGGGTATAGGTATCCCAATGCAAACAATTATGGCGGGGTGTCTGAGAAGCCGGTAGAGGACAACTGGTTTGAGCATCCTTTTAATTCTTTAGAATATGTAATTATAAATATGTTCAAACCGATTGAAAAGAAGAAACATCATCGAGTATCGCAAAAACAACCCGTAAATGCAGGGGGAGGGTTTTAATGGATTTAAAAGATAAAGAGTTAAAAATCAGACCACAGACTCCAAAGGAGAAAGCTGAAAAAGCCGAGTTTGAAGATACACCTAAGTATCGTGTCCGGATGAAGTTTAACGAAGACCAGATTGAAAGGCTTGAAAAAGAGGTGTTTGATGAATTTAATGCGTTAAAGAATGAACGTGAGGAGAAAGCGTTAGAAGCTAAGTGGGAAGAACGGGATAACCAGTATCACGGAAACGTTAAGAAGTTTAACTTTTTAAGGTTTAATTTACACGTAGACCAGAGTAAAAAGATTTCAGATGCGATAGTCAGGGCGTTAAACCAAGCGTTTATTGAGAGTGACCCGAAGTTTGATGTTACACCAAGACCGGAGATGGCACGTAATGACGGGCAGAAGGTAGCTGATAACCAAGCTGATTTCTTAGATTATGCGATGGATGAGGAGATCCAGCCTGAGACAGCATTAACATTGATAGGTCGAAGTGCGGTAAATAAGTATGTTGGGATAGGAAAGTTATTTTGGGCGTATGAGAGAGAGAAAAGAAAACGTGAGGAAACGTATCAAGGCAAGAACGTACCCGTAGGGGTAAAGAATGGGCAGTTAGTGTTTGAAAACGAGGGGTTGAAAGAGTTTGTAAAGAACTATCCGGAAGCACAGAAACAGTATCCACACTATCTCAAGAAGCTCTTAGAAGAAAAGAAGGTTGATATTGTGGTGGAGTATAAAGACACGGTAGATAACAACCCTGAATTGAAGTATATCAAGCTCAACAATTTTTATGTACGTAACAATGTAGACGGGTATAAAGGATTACGTCAAGCAAATACGTTTGAAAGGGAACAGTATACATGGCGACAGTTAAAGAAAAACGAGCAAGAAGGCGAGTTTGAGAATGTCGACGAGATGGCGTATCAGGGCGAGAAGAACTCAAAAGATGACGTTAAACAGTTTGACGATTATTATACAAAAGACTATGACGTGTTGGAGTGTAACCGATACTTTAAGTTAAACGAAGATGATGAAGAAGAGGTTAAGGTTAAGTGTTGGTTTGGTGAAGATAGAAAGACGTTCTTAGGGGCGATACTTTATCCTTATTACGGGTTCGATACAGACTATATCCCGTTTTATGTATATCTAAACGATGAAGGTTTTTACGGGGATGCTAAGAGTGTTCTTTATTACTTGAGACATTCCAATATAGCCCAAAACGCACTTTTAAATATAGCGGTTCACGGATTATACGCAAGGTCGGTATTAACTCCGATTATCAAAGAAGGCAGCGAGATCGAAGAACAGTTTATTAACAACAGATGGTCTGATGGGTTGCCTCTTATAGTTGACGATACCACCGAAGATGTCAATAAAGCCGTAGGGTTTGTGAATTATCCTCCGATGGATATAAACGGGCTAATGGCGTTATTACAGATGATGAAAAGCCATGACGGGGATAGTTCAGGGATCAATGCTTCAATTACGGGTAAAGAGAACCCCATAGACCCAAGGGCACCCGGAAACAAGACAATAGCTCTTTTACAACAGTCGGGAATGAATATCAAAGATTATATACGGACAGCGTTGCCTTCGTTTAACAGGTTTGGAGCTAATGTCTTACAGTTATATTACCAAATGTCACAAGAAGGTAGGAAGTTTAAAGTCAAGCAGAAGTCTAAGAAGGTAAGTGGCGGGGATATATTCGGAACGATAACACGGGATGAGATGGTAGCCAAGACTAATATCCAATCAAGAGCGACAGCGTTTGCTTTTGATAAGTTAAGTGAAAAGAACGAGAATATGGCAATGTACCAAGTTTTATATTCCAATCCTTATACGTTAAGGCAACCGAATATTTTATATAAAGCGTTGTTAGTGTTAATGAAATCATGGAGTCCGATGTGGAAGAATTTAGCCGATACGGTATTGCCTAGTCCAGAGGAGTTTAAAGCCCAACAGGAACAGGTAGCTATGCAAGCGGTAGCGATGTTAATGAAGAAAGCCCAGCAAGACGCACAGAATACCGGACAAGAACCACAAGTTAACCCAGAGGAGCTAATCAATGCGGTTACACAAGCTCAAGCTCAGAGCTTTGTACCACCGGAGGAAAAAAAGTAAATGGAAGAGTACACCACGTTATTTACACCTATTACCGACGACGAAAAGAAAAAGCTAGATGCTGATAAGAGGCAAGCGAACGAATTAATCAACCAAACAGTAGAATTAGCAAAGGCGTGTTTAGGAACAGACCAGTTCCATAAGTATCGTAAAGGGTTAGAATCCGCAGAAGCCAAGATGATAAAGGTCATGTTAGATTACAACCGACGGTATTTATCAGAAGGTGGGAACCCCCATACTTACGCCATGCAAATATGTGCGTATTTAGTGACCTTAGACAAGTTACGAGGTCTTTTAGATAGGGTTGAGATAGATTCTAAGAAAGCGGGGAGCAAATGAAAGACAACCCCGAAAAGTATAAAAGTACAAGAAACGAAATAGCCCGTGAAGCGGGAGACGGGGCGAGAGAGGGCAATCCTTTATTCACAAGAACCAAAGGTAAACTTGTGATTCATCATAAAGCGGTAGCAAAGACGTTAGTGAAGTTTTTAAATGCTTTACCGATCCACAGTATGATTAAAACCGTAATGACGTTACGCTTAGTCGGTTGTGAATCGAATCAATATATCCCAATGTCAACTTTACAGGTTGCTTTAATGTTAGGGTTAAGAGAGCAGACTGTATGTGACATTGAAAAAGATGGAAAGAAGATATGTGGAGAATACCTTAGTAAGATGAATTTATCTGAAGGGGTAGACAAATTTAATCAGAACTCACGTGCTGAACGTGACCTGAAAAAGATTATAGAGAACTCGTAGGGATACGACCTCTAAGAAAGGTATACAATGGAATCTACTAAACAAGAACCAATCACCGAAGAACAAGAATCTGACCAAATCGCAGCAGAGGCTTACGCTGAGATGGAGGGCGAACCCAAAAAGAAAGAGGAGCCAAAGGAAGAACCTAAAGAAACTCCTCCAGAGAAGCCGGAAGAATCTGAAGCAGAACCTAAAGAGCCTGAAGAAGATGATTCCAAACCTTCTGAGAAAGAGCCTGAAGAAGAAAAGCCTGAAAAAAGCGATGAGGAACAGCAGAAGGAAGATGAGGAGGTACGCAGTTACGCTTTAGAAAAAGGGATAACCCGTAGTGAAGCACAAGAGCAGCTTGGTAAAGACGATGCTATTGTGGCTAAGTATAAGTCACCGAAGGAATTAGCACGTGCTTATCGGGAAACTCAAAGCGGGTATGACAAGTTACGGGTTGAGAACGAAAAACTAAAGAAAGAGGTTGAGGAAGGTAATAGTCAAATTGTCAGCCAAGACATTGATATACGTATTGATAAGTTCATAAAGGGTAACCGTGAAGGTTTATTAGAAGAATATAAACGCACCTATCCGAATAAATCCGAAAATATGACCGATGAGGCTATATTGGAAGATTTAAGACCTGCACTTAAAAATAGGTATAACAATGCGTTGGTTAAGAAACAGGGCGAAATCAAAGAAAAGGCTATGACCTTACGTTCCGAGTTAATTGACAAAATCTCTGATTCAGACCGTGAGTTCTTACCGGAGATAAAGGTTGGGTTAAAGAAGTTAACTGATGCTGAAATAGTATCGGAAAACTTCAGTTTTCAGGACATTGTATACTGGGCGAAAGGTCAAAGATACGATGAAGATGTCAAGAAAGCCGAAGCTAGGGCGACTAAACGAGCCAAAGAAGAAGTCAAGATACTTGGTGAGAAAGTTCCTAGTGGCGACGGACAGCCTGTTAAGAAAGGCAAGGGTACGCCATCTTCATTAAATCAAGACCAAAAGGATCGTGCTACTGAGATGTTTCCTGATATAAGTGAGAAGGAAGCCATCAAAGAGTACATTGACACTTTCAAAGATGAATTGAAAGAGAATCCTAGTTTTATAGGATAAGTATAACAACTAAAAAGTATTAAAAAGGCGGTAGTGGTGCACCACCCACACCGTCTTTTTTTTATGTCAAGGAGGACAAATAATGTTTAATTTATTAAAAAGACTGGTTTCCATGTTGAGGAATCAAGATGGGGCAGTTGGTGTGAAGTTAAAATACGGCCCGATTAAAGGCAATACCGAACTTTACATTTCCGGGTATATGGGAGCTAGTGAAGTAATTGCTAATCAAAGCGGGCGGTTTGTGAATCAAGATGGTTCTGGTTATTTAGATATAGCCGATGCTTCGGATGAAATTACGGGTTGGGTTGAAGGTGCAGCACAGACTTGTAGTGCGACTGATGGAAATACGGTAGTTTCTTTAATTCCAGCAGCAGCTTGTATAGGTATCATTTTCCGTATTCCTGTTAATTCAGGCACGTATGATATCACTATGCGTGGAAAAACCTGTGACTTAGACATTACGTCTAATGTTCAAGGAGCAGCGTTAGGGGCTTCAACATACGACCAAGTTATCATTGTTGGCGGTGATTTAACAAACAATAATTGGGTCGATGTAATGTTGAATCCTTATGACATAGGACAAACTGGGGTTATTTAATGTTCAGATTATGAACATTTTTAAATAAAGGAGAAAATAGAATGTTTAAATATTTGTTAAATAAACTTGCTTCAATGTTAAGCAATAACATTGGTGCATTAGGTCTTACGGGAGACCAAGTTTCTTTATACAGGAAAGATATGTATAAGGCAGAACGTGAAGGGATGATGGAGATTCCCCCGATGTACCCTAAGATTTTCAAAGTTGTAAGTGGTAAGGAAGTCACGGGTGCAGGTAACAAACACACTCAGCTATTGAGTGCAGGGGCATTAACCCGTCATACAACCGAAGGTCAGGACATTGAGTTTAATTCACCTGTTGAAGGATGGACTACTTTAGTAAAGTATCACACTTACTCTGATGGTTTATCTTTTTCTCCTGAAGCGATTGAAGATACCGTTAAGTTAGGCAACCTTTTAAAAGAACTTGCCAATACTTGGGGTCAAGAATTAAGAGTCGCAAAAGAGACAATGGCATCTACCGTTTTTAACGATGGTAGCGACCTTTTAGGTAATTATGTATTCAATGGTACTCATGCAGGTAACACAGATTCTTCAGGGAATCTTATGTATGATAGTGAACCACTTTTTAACTTAACAGGTAATACTCGTTCAACTAAAGGTGGAGGCACGTATTACAACTCAATAAGTGGTTTAACGGTTACACCGGATGATTTTGAGACTATGTATAACCTAATGACCAAAACCAACAACAGAGACGAGCAGGACAGGATCAAATCTAATCCTGTTGACACGATGCTAACTGAACCAGGTGCAGACCATTTCAAGGCACGTAGGATTCTTGAAACGGTAAGAGGTTTACCTAATTCAGAAGTCAACGATATTAACCCGTATTCTGGGTTGATTATAAATATTTGGAAATGGGATTATCTTTCTGATAGTGCTTTTTATGTAGGTAAAGCACAGCATAAAGACTTCCAATTCCATGAAAGAATGTCACCTGTGATCCGTTTCTTCCGAAACGAGAATAACGCAGGATACAAGGCTTCTATTCGTGTACGGTTTGGTGTTTTCCTAAGAGCAGGTTCTTGGAAAGCATGGGGTAAAGGTGGAGGTACTTACGCCTAATGGGCGAACCTAAAGTCATATTCGGTATCAGCCCTCTTGGCGGTAATGCAGTCGAGGGGGCAGATGCCACTAAGCCCGATGAAGATACGACAACACGGACAGGAGTACCGTTATTTTATGATTCACGGGTTGACGCTTTTATATCGGAACAGGCGATTCAAGAACTTGACGACATCGAAATAGGCGAAGAACTAGCTTTACGCAGTCAGGAAGAAGCAGAGTTTAGGGCTAAAGCAGGTTTTCAATAATCAACAATAGGAGTGGTGGGATGAAAAAAACAATCAAAGACGTTGAAAAAGCAAAAAAGAACAAGGATGTTGAAGAACTAAACGAGCTTCTTAGTGACGAAAATCCTGAAGTAAGTGATAAAGCGTTAGAGGCTATTGACGAGTTGGCTGGTACTGATGAACCTGAACCGGAGGAGTCTGAAGGTGACGAGTATAAAGATCGTGACTTTAAAAAGACTCCATATATTAGCGATAAGTGGAAACCCATGACATTAAAAGAAGCCAAACAACTTGAAAAGGAAGGAAAACTTTTCGGGTATAACCCAAGTAAAGGGTTAGGAATTGAGAAGGAGTAGATAATGCCAAAGAAAATAAAACCAGTTAAGAAATCCGAGCCTCTTAGAGACGTTCCTAAGAAGAAAAAAGAGGGTAAATGGATTCCAATGATTGATAAAGAAGTTAAGAAGTATCAAGAAGAAGGTAAATTGGTTGGATATGACCCAGCTAAAGGTGTTGGGTTATTAAAGGAGGAGTAAAACATGAAATTGCTTAAGGTTTGTTTAGCCTTATTACTAGCATTTGTATTTATTTCTCCTGCATTAGCCACAGATTGGCGTGGTAATGTCGGAGGGATAGATGCGAACAATGCTCCGTATTGGGGGGTAGACAGTAACGGTACGTTGATTCCCTCGACGTTGGCTAGTTATAAGACTATCTATGAAACAGCGACAACTAGCGATACATTGACAGCGACGGAATCAGGTAAGACGATTTTTGTTAACATCTCATCTGGTGACGCTGTGTTTACGTTACCGACGGCAGCAGCAGGGTTGACTTATACGTTTACAGCTATAAACGGTAATGGAACAGACGGACAAGGGGAATTTATTTTAAATCCCCAGTCCACAGATACGTTTTATGGTTGTGTAAGTTCAAGTGCTGCCAGTACATTTAGTGCGGGGGATGATTTAGATAGCCCTCATCAAACGGGTGATTCAGTTACTATTACATCGCCAGCAGCTCTTAAATGGGTGTGTACGAATAGGGTTGGAACATTCGTCGATGGTAACTAGTTTATGATTAAATGGCTGGTAAATTTAGGATTAGTGGTGACTCCTTATTTAGTATGGCGGGGATTTGATACAAGGACACCAAAAGAGGCAGCAGCGATATTTATAGCTGTCTTAATAAGTTTATCAGCCATTTATACTTGTTCTTTGAAAAAAATAAATAACCGATGGATGTATATATTTATTGGTTGGTTATTTATCAGTATGTTTTTAGCACCGAGATTTGATAATTTTAGGTTGGTTTATTTCAATAACTTAAAAGACTTTAGGTTATTGGATAGGTCAATAGCAAATTTCTGGAATTATAAAGCGATTCTTTACGCAATCATATATTTCTTAACTATTCATGCTATATCAGGAATAAGTTTAACTCGTAGATTAGTAAAGATTGTATCTTGGTGTGGGTTATTGATGGGTGTTTATGTGATACTCCAAAATTTTGGGTTAGACCAGTTCTTTTCGATAAACAAGAACGATCCCAATTATGGGGGAGTTACAAAAGCACTTTTAGCGGGAACATTAGGACAGCCGACTATAGTATCACCTTATATAGGGCTTACAATCCCTTTTATGTTATATGACCGTAAATGGTTGTGGGGGATGGTGGGTTTTATAGCGATATGTTTAACTCGTAGTCAGATAGCGGTTGGTGCAACGGTTTTAGGGTTATTGATATATTTAGTATTTTTTAATTTCCGTAAATGGAAACTGGTTTTAGTTAGTACCGTACTGATTTTAGGGATTTTAGGATTATTTCAGTATGTTAAAACACATTCGGGCTGTGATAACGGTAGAAAGTTAGCGTGGACAACAATTTGGAAAGATATGAATACTCCTCCGTTAATCAGAGGAAACAGGTTAACCATAACAGGATTTAGTCCAGGTTCGTTTGAGTGGACACATTCAATAAGATTTCAGAATCTTTGGCGTAAAGCACATAACGAATATTTACAGGTATGGTACGATTTAGGGTTTATCGGGTTGGGAATAGTATTACTTATGCTCTTTGAGTTTTATAGACAGGTTTTAAATTATTGGAAACGTCGACGAGATAAAAGGGTGGTTTTATTAATATCGAGTTTTACCGTAATAGTGATATGTAATTTCTTTACGTTTTTATGGCATTTAGGCACGTTTCAATTTTATACAGTTGTATTGGTGGGATTAACTTACAACATTTTACAAGAGGATAATTATGAATTTAGGTGATTTAATAAAAGATTTCAGGTTGATGGTTCCGAGTGCGAAGAAGTCAGCTATTTCAGATAGTAAAGTTACGACCTTATTAAATCAGGGTTGTGATGAGGTGAATTTACTTATACAGATTTATAAAGGATATACGGAATTTACGTCTGAAGCGGATACAGGAATTTACAGTTTAGCCTCAAACGTGCCGAATTATTTGGGTATGTCAAAGAATGGGGTGTGGTGGACAACAGCTAGTAGCACGTTACAGAGGTTATTCCCTAAGACAATGAAATGGTTGGATAAACGAAAAGAAAATTGGCGGGATGGTGCAAGTGGAGAGCCTCAATATTACTGGCAAGAAGGGGATGATTTAGGGTTTGATCCAACTCCTAGTGCAGCACGGACAGTAAGAGTTTATCACTTAATGAAAGCTACACCTATGACAACCTCAACGAAATACCCGTTTACAAACGGAGATAGTGAGGTTACAGCGTTTAGACCGTTAGACGATGCTATTGTAGCGTATGCACGATGGAAAGTAGCGAATATGTTAGGTAAAGATAAGTTGGGTGTTCTTACGGAACAAGAGTTTATAGAAATCACGAAACGTAAAGCACGACAGGTAAGACGCAGACCGGATATAACAAGCGGTGATGCTGGAAGGATGTTACCAAGACTTTGAAAAAATATTTAACTATATTCTTTTTATTTATAACGACGATTGTTTTTGCTCAAGAAGGCATAATCCATGAGTTAAAGGATTTTAGTAAACTTCTTCAAAGCCATGTTAACGAATATCTTATTCCTGATGGTGCGGGAAAACAGGCACAGAATTTACAACCTAACGATGTATACGGTTCTTTGTCAAAAAGGGTTTCACTTCTTACTTACGGGGATTGCCGGAGTGCTGCGGTAAAGGGGCTACACCGATACTATAAAAGTGATGCAACAAAATATCTTTTAGTAGCCAGCTCGACGTATTTAGATAAAGGTGACGATGATGGTGGGGCGTGTACGACCTTAGATTCAGAGTTAACCGATGGTAAACGATGGACTTTTGTTACTTATAAAGATATTGCTATTGGAATGAACGGGTATGACAATCCAATAAAGTACGATGGTCATACTCAGGTTACAGCCGACACAGACGGATCACGTTCATCGGGGTTATTAGTAGCGGATTTAGGGGCACCGTTTGCAGAGTTAAATACGGGTGCTAACTTAGACGCTTCTAGTTGGTATCAGTATAAGGTAGCCTTTTATGACGGAACGACCTATTCCTATTCTGATGCTAGAAGCAATCCAATTCAAACAGGGGCTTCAGTACAGGATATAGCTCTTACGGATGTACCTCTTGGTGCAAGTGGTACAACTGCACGGTATATTTATCGAACAGTAGGCGATGCTAGTCAAGCCGATGTGGAAGCCGATACATCATTTTATTTAGTAGATACAATATCAGATAACTCTACTCGTACATATAGTGATTCAGATACAGATGCAGCAATATTGGCAGATGATGCCCCGACATGGGCGACGGTATCAGCCGGAAATGAAGTTAGCCCACCTAAAGGTAAATTTTGTGAAATCCATAAAGAAAGATTATGGATAGGTAACGATCCTTCCTCTACCACATCTTACGGAAAATCTATAGTTTATTGGAGTGATACTCTCAATCCTGATTATTTTACAGCGACGGATTATGAACTAATCCGACCTGATGACGGGGATGACGTTCAATTTCTTAAGAATCAATTAGGTATTTTGGTAATCGGGAAAACCAATACAATACAAAAGTTTTATACAGAAGCCAGCTCGTCGAGTAATTGGGTATTAAGCAATCCGTTTAGTTTTATAGGTACACCCGCACCTTATACGGTATCTAACAGTCCGCTAGGAATAATGTATTTAGGGCGGGATGGGATATATGTATTTAATGGAGAAAACTCTAAACTCATTTCAGATAAAGTTACGGATAAAATACGGGATATTTTAACTGCAAATATCGACGAAGCTGCGGGAACGTATCATAACAACACCTATCAGTTAGCGTATACAGCAGAATCAACGGGGGCGGGGGAGAACGATAGGGTGTTGGTTTTAGATTTAGTCAGGGATTCTTATGTTTTAGATACAAAAAATATTAATACATTTGAAGTATTTGATTCGGGAGACGATTACGGAACATTGTATTCAGGTTCAAGTACTACGAATGGAAAAATCTACGCCCATGAAACCAGCCCGTCAAATTTAATACAAAGGTATAAAAGCGAGTTAGAAGAAGGTACGGTTGATAGTGTAATTATTACAGGAACAGAAACCGATCCAGCTATGGAAATCGGATGGGGCATTACGATAGATTCCGTTACGATGGCGGGAATAACAATGGATTCAGCGACGTATTCAAGTGCAACGATAGATAGACCGGGTTTAACGGGGATTTGGTATAGTCCGGCAATACAGGTAGAAGCTAATGCTTTAGAGAAATTATATTGGAATGAGGTTTTAGGGGTGTATGGAGATGTAAGTTTTTCGATAGCTACAGCGTCAACGGAAGCTGGAATAACGGATGAAGCGTTTAACGGGTCATTTACGGATTCGTCAGGTGCGGATATATCAAGTATCACAGCTAACGATTGGATAAAGTTACGGGCAACACTAACCACGTCGGATGTAGATTATAGCCCTGAACTGATATTAAACGATAATTTTGTTATTAAGTTAACGTATTCACAAGAAGGGTCAGATGCGGAAACGTCAATAGCGACAATATTTGAAACAGGATGGATGCGGTTTGGTGTGGCGGGGTATAGCCCTATTAGAATACGTGAAATTCTAGTCCATTATCAAGGCACGGATGGGGATGTTAATTTTAATGTCACCAATAATCAGGGGGATATAGACGATACTTTTACGATAGATTTATCAGTTAATGCGGATGACTCTACAGATGATGACTATTACGGAACAGAAACAGATAAGATTTACAGGTATATCCCGTCGGTAGAAGATGACCAGTTGGTGGGAAGATTTTTTAAATACCTTATTACGGAAACAGGAACAACGAATTGGAAGATAACCAAAATAGTTACAAGGTTAGATGGTGAAGAATATGTCACGTATCCTTAAAGGATTGTTATTTGTCATAGTTTTATGTGGGTTGGTATACGCCCAAACGTCACAAGATGATTATGTAACAGAAGATTCAGCACAATCACGGGTGATTTTAAACGAACAGTTACGTAAAACGACACGAAGGTTAAGGGCGTTAGAGGGTGGGGTTTCTTTAACATCGGGGGTTTCAGGGATACTCCCTTTAGCGAATGGCGGTACAAGTTCATCTTTAAGCGATCCTGAAGGTGACAAGATTTTGTTTTTTGATAATAGTGCGACGGTTGATAGTGTAAATTTTCTAAAAGCAAATACAGCTTTAGAGATAGATGGAACAGACTTAAATGTGGTAGCGGCTGATTTAAGTATCCCAACACAAGTTA